TCATTACACTACGTTGATACACAAATCCACATGTATCACACATAGCTAATACGTTTGTTGTCTTACCTCTTGACATTAATTATAAAATGTCAGTCTAGGTAACAAATAGAGAGAAGCACGTTCACGATCTTCTTCCATTGCTCTAGCTAACATTTCCTCGTAGTTTGTTTTTAACATTGCTATCCTAGTGTCTGGTACAAGAGGACGCTTCATAGACATATAGTAAGCTAGTCCCATTGTCAAACACGGTAAAAATCTTTTAGGTAAATCTGCATTCTGATCAGCAGACTTATTTACATCAGTCATTTCACTAACTGTTTCTATCTTAAGTATATCTGTAGAGTTATCTGGTATAGGCCACACTGATAGTGTAGGATTATCTCTACCTCTACGTATGCTGTATTGAGTTGACCTACCTGTCTGAGTTGGTGCAGGTATAAGTAAGTATTCTTCTGGAGTAATCCTTGTAAGTTGTATATCTGTATTATCTCTGCTAAGTACAACCTCAATAGCATTTACAGTATTATTACTTAGTTCATATGATGTCACACTAGTTGCTAGAGTTACAGCAGTAGTTCCTGTAGTCCATAATAGTATGCCTCTATTCTGCCAATCCTTAAGCATAAGATTAACAGAACGTCTTGCAGAAGCAGGCTCATGACCAAGGGTATCTTCTCCCCCAATCATCTCACTAGCTTCTTGTATAACTTCATCTATGTCTAGATTAAAGTTGTATGTTCCTGATACTGCCATTATGTTCTATACCTTCTTGTCTTTCTTGCAATCTTCTTAGGTTGTCTAACGTACTGCTTTCCTGCAGCAGTCCCCCTTCTCTTTGCTTTCGTGGTCGCTGCATACTCCTTTGATGACAGGCTTTTGATTGCCTTCGATGGGAGATATCTTTCTCCTGTCTTGCTTGACGGTTTCCCTGACTTGGTTCTCCATTTCTGCTTGCTCCACTTACTTAGTTTATTACTAGACTTTTTCTTCTTACCTTTGTATGTACCACCTGATTCTTTATAATACTTAACTGCTAGTTGCATTGCCCTTGCTGAATGCTTACCACCCATCTTAGCTTTTGCTCTAGCTTTAGCTCTAGCCCATTTAGCAGGATCTCTTTTAGTAGCTGTACCTCTAGACTTTTTTTTTCTTACTGCCATTTTAACCCCAATCTGTTTTAACAGTACATCTATAACACCTGCATTGTTTACATATTTCTATAGACCTGTCTTCATTATCTACAGTCTTATTTAAAACTATACCACAATGAGAGTCATGTCCACAGTTTTTACACTTAGGCATTTACTTAACCTTACCACCTCTACGTCTTCTAACAGCACCACCCTTAGATTTGTACTTAGTCTTCTTAGCCATGCCACCAGCCATACGTTTTACAACACCGCCTTTAGACATATATTTAGTTTTTTTTCTTCCTGCCATTTTTCTTCTCCACATAAAGATTGTTAAAAGTAATATTCGGATTCATATAACTATTATCTATTTCTGCTGAATGAATATACTGACTTGGTGCAAAATCTGGTGCGCCTTCTCCAGTAACCCACAAAGCAGGATTTGTAACTCTAACTCTATTATTTGGTAATGCTATTATATTTCCTGTATATTCTCCAGCATCTATAAGTTCTAAAACATGTGACTGTTTATGTTGTGCTGGATCATCAGCTATAGCATTATCTGTATAATCAACTGTAAACATGTATCTTCCTGTATAAAATTCTCCATCTATTTTACAAAGCCAAGGACTTGATGATACTCGATCCATTGCAATAATTGTATGATTTCTTGAAGAGCAGTCCCAAGGTTGGGCTAGGTGAGTTTGCATTTGTTCAGGCCATTCTTCTAATTCAGTATCAGCTATTAAAGCTGTTATTGGCATTCTAGCCCACATTGCAC